GCTCTGCTGAATCAGCAATAATCAACTGGTTTTTTTCAAATCCAATTCGCTCCAGTTCGGCCTCAATTGAAAAGCCATCCCCGAGTTCAATATTCGTTAAATTCTGCTTATAAATTCGCTCGTCAATATAAAGCTTATTGCCTTCTACATACAAGTCAACAAGCGTGGCAGGGTCTGGAGAAAAACCAAAATCCATCCCGGAGGGCAGCCGCCTTGCTGTTTTTGGAATCTCATCGCAAATTGACCAATTTTTAAATATCAACCGTTCTGTTAAAATACCCCATTCGCCTTTTGCGTAAATCTTATAATCGTTTTCGTCAATATGTTTAAGGTCTTCAAGCTGCTTAATATCGGCCTCTGTCATGAACTTATTATCCTGATACACGCAATGCACAATGTCGCATTCCTGCCTTACCAGTTCATTATCAAAGAAGTGTTTTTTTATCCAGTGATTATGCGATATTGGGTTGAAAATAAGAATGATTTTTATGTTTTCAACTCCCCTAAGCCGGCGGTTTATTTCCAAAAAGTCATCCTTTGTAAATTCCGTTGCTTCTTCCAATACAGCTATTCTAATGTTTACAATTGATTTCAGCTTTTCTGGATCGTCTACCCCGGTAAAAATAATACGGCTGCCGTTTTGGTTGCTTATTTCAGGCGGGGATTTTAAAAGGTCGCAAACGGCATTCAATCCTGGTTCCTGTCTTATAATGTTTTTAAAACCGGCATAAACTGAATTGTGAATCGTTGCGCCGATTTTTCGAAGTATCAAATAGTCGTTTTTATTCTCATTCGCAAATTGAACTCGGGGATGGCTTTTCAATTGAGGCCGAACTGGAGCGAATTGGATTTGAAAAAAACCAGTTGATTATCGCTGATTCAGCAGAGCCGAAAAGCATTCAGGAGCTTAGAATGAAAGGGTATTATGTTTTAGCAGTTCAAAAGCCTTCAATATCAGAAAGCTTAAAGCTTATAAAAAGCTATCAGGTTTATATAACCAAAAGGTCAAAGAATGCAATAAATGAATTTGAGAATTACATGCATAAAATTGACAAGGATGGGAACATTTTACCCGATCCAATGCCGGGTAACGATCACGTAATCGACCCAATACGCTATGTTTTAAGTCAGAAAAACAGACTTTGGTAATTTAGAACGATTCTAAACGTTTTTAATCGTAACTTTGGATAACTAAAAACTTAAAGACATGATAAGATTAAAACCGCTTGTAACAACTTCAAAATCGGAGTTTGTGCCAATTCAAACCAAATGGGAATATAAGGCCTGGCTGGTTAAATCAATAGAAGAACTTAATAAAGAAGGTCAAAACGGTTGGGAACTTGTCATAAAAGATGAAAATGGACTATACATATTTAAAAGACCTATTTTAGAACAAATTAAAACTAAACAGCCATGAAAAACTTACAATTATTAACTTTGCTCAGCGTGTCAACTTTCATTTTGTTAGTTTCATGCAAAAAAGAAGAGTGTAAAACATGCCACGATGAAACCTTTTACAGAGGCGAGCTTATGGAAGTAAATAACAATACCTTTTCAGCTTGCGGGGATGCAGAAATTGAGTACTGGAGCAAGCATCAGGTAGTTTTGCAACAAACAAGCTACGGACAGCCAATTTTAGTCAGGAAAACGATTTGTAAATAATTGTTCCACGTGGAACATTTTAGCCCGGTTAACATCCGGGTTTTTTATTGTTTAAAATTATTATTTGTAATTAGTCTAAATTAATATAACTTTGTAGCGAAAAATAAATAATTCTTATGCATGAGAATTAACATTCCTTTTTTTAATAAAAAAGAGTTTACCCCGAAAACAGCCCCGGAAAAAATGGGAGCTGATTGGTTTTATGCCATTGGCGCACAGGGCGAATATAACGACACGAAAACAGCATTAGGACAACTTTACGCATATAATTACTGCCAGCCTGTTACATCTATAGTGCAAAAAATGACCGATTCCTTCTTGGCTGGTAAAATATGCTTGGAAGACAAAAACGGCAACGAAGTTGATTTTAAAAGGTACGAAAAGCAATTAAAATTATATATTAACCCAAATCCACTCGAAAACACAACGCAATTTTTATCAAAGTTTTATACTTTTTACAAGCTTTTCGGAGAGGTATTTATTTACAAGGTTCAACCGCTTGGATTTAAAGAGTATGAATATTTTATCTTACCAAACTGGTTGCTTACTTTTTATTACAAAAACGGCAGCGTTTCGAAGTTTGCAACAACCAGCCAATTAACTAAAATACAACTAAATACAGGAATTGAAACAATTGATATTTTAAAAGAAGATTTTATTCATTTTAAAAATAACATTGTAAACGAAAACGAAAGCTGGAGAGGACAAAGCTTGTTATATAGCTGTGATTCAATTGTAAATAACATACTAACAAGCATTGAGGCGAGGCGGTCACTTATGGAAAACAAGGGGCCGTCTGTTATTTTAACAATGGATGGCGGCGGGGTTAATTCAATGCCTTTATTGCCAGCGGAAAAGGAAAACATTCACAAAGAACTTAAAACAAAATACGGCTTAAAAAGATCACAAAGGCAAATAATTATAACTTCTGCCAGTATGCGGGCCCAAACAATGGGATTTGCAACTAAAGACCTTCTTTTGTTCGAAGAAAAAGATGACGATGTTGCAAGCATTTGCGAGGCTTATAATTACCCTGCCATGCTGCTTGGTTTGAAAAATTCAAGCACGTACAACAATGTAATAGAGGCAAGAAAATCATTGTACCAGGATGCAATTATTCCAGATTCTGAAAATTTAATGAAGTGGATTAATGAGAATTGCGATCTCGAAAATGTTGGATTGAAAATTTATTTTGATCATTTGGAAGTTTTCCAAAAAAGTGAAAAGGAAAAGGCAGAAGCTTTAAAAGGCTTGATCGATTCATATTATACGCTATATCAACAAGGTAATATAACAAGAAATGAGTATTTAGGTTTTGTTGGGTTAAAAGCTGTTGAAGGTGGAGATACGTATATAACCGATTCGGCAGACGATACTCCTTTGGCTGTAAAGCTTGGGGTTGGCGGCACTCAAAGCTTGCAAATGATTATTGCCGATCCTAATATAAAGGAGGAAGCTAAAGTAAATATTTTGATTATTTTATTTGGATTAAGTGACGAACAGGCAAGATTAATGGTATGAAAAATGAAACAATGATAAAAAAAGGTTTGCGCCCTGTTTATTTTAAGACAGCGCAAAGTTTTGAATTTGACCGCAGCAAAAGGCAGGTATCTGGATATTTAGCTGCCTTCGGAAATAAAGATTCGGACGATGACATATTGATAAGAGGTTGTTTTGCAAAATCTTTGCAAGATAGGGGAGTTCAATCTACCACAGCTCGCAAAATTGCTTACTTAAAATACCATGATTTTAAATTGCCCCTTGGTCGCTTTACTACCTTAACAGAAGATGAAAAAGGTCTGTATTTTGAAGCTGAAATTGACAACACGGCATTAGGTGACGAAACATTAATTCAATATGCAAGTGGAACCCTGAACCAGCATTCAATCGGATACCGCTATATTTGGGATAAAGTCGAATATGATGAATCAATGGATGCTTTTATTGTTAAAGAGGTGAACTTGTTTGAGGGGTCGGTTGTTGTTATGGGAGCAAATGAAAACACGCCTTTTACCGGTTTTAAAAGTCAGGAATTAATTACCAAAACCGAAGAAGTAAACAGGGAACTCGAAAGCATTATTTCAGGTCTGGAGCCATCGCAGGCTTATGAATTAAGAAAATTAATCAGCAAACAAATAGCACTTAACCAATCAGAGCCGGTAAAACCACTCGTAATTGAAAAGCCGCAAGCAGTTGACATGCTGAAAGTTTTACAAATAATCACAAACCAATAAATTAAAAAAAATGAAACAGAAAAAACAGTCATTCAACAACAGGCTTAAATATATTGCATGGAGCATTTTAGGCCTTATCGCACTGGCTATGCTGGTTTTAAACCCACTTGCCGGAGCCGCTATTTCTTTAGCTAT